TCAACGCGCCGGGACACGGCGGGTCACCTTGCGCGGCATATTGCCATTGCTTGCGGGTACGATAACCGTCACCAGACAGCCGTCCCCGTCCGGCGCGGGCACAGCTGACAACAATTCGCCCCCCGTGCTATTCACGACCGCTTTGGCCGCCGCCGCGCAGGAGGCCGCATCAGCAGGCCCAACCTGCCCTGCAAACAGCAGAACGCTTGCCAACACGATCTGTATTCCATGCGTCTTTCTGAACATCGCGCAGTTTTTCCCAAAGCAGTTCATTCAGCCACCACTCATAAGAATAGTTGGCTGAACTGCAAATGAATAGTCCCGTTCATCTTCACAAAACCGCTTGCCCGCCGGGTTTTCCAGCCCGGCGGGATATTTCGCAAACAGTACTATCGAACCAATGTATCCTTTGCCGAAATACGCCCGAACAGCGCAAGCAATCCACCGGACGCACCGGCAAAGGTCGTGATTGATGTGGCCAGATCGCTCTGCATGCCCTCATCCAGATAGATTCCCCCCATCTGGAAGAGCGGAGCGGCAACCGCAAGCAGTGCGCCCCATACGGTCTTGGAGAGATACCATTTTTTTGCGTAATCCATGCCATTTCCTTTCTGTTCAGCCTGGAAGTGAAATCTGCGCATTGAGTGCCGTTCCAAGCGGCACTTTCCGACCCATCTGGCGAAGACGAATCGAAATCAGCTCGGGCCGCGCCCCGAAATCGGCAATCTGGTCGACTTCCGGATAGAGCCATTCCGGCGATGTCGTATCGACACTGCGCACGCGCGTTTCGCCGTCGAATAGTTCCAGACGGTAGGCTTCCGTTTCCTCGTCGAGCGGGATTTCGGCAGCGCTCCAGTCATCGGCATCGATGCGGGAGCGTCGTATCCAGCGAAAGGCGACATCGCCCGAAGCCAGGCGCCAGCCCCTGAAGTGGACAGGCGAAAGCGGCGTTTCCGCGCGGATACCGCCGGCAAAGCTATAGGGCGCCTGCGGGGCGATCTGCCCGTGGGCCGTTTCGACGACATAGTTGCGCGCAAGGCCGACATGCTGAGCACGGATGCCAAGGGGAACAACCGAAGCGTTGAGCACGACGGCATCGGCCCCCGCAGATGCGCCGGCGGCCATCGCATCTTCCGTACCGTGCAATCCGCGCAGCAGGCCACCCACGCGCCAACGGCCGGGCGAAAGTTCCGCGGCATCGAGAAATCCGACGATTTCAAACACGCCGTTGTCGGCCCGGATGGCCAGCCGGTTCTCCCCGCTCAGCACCGCGGCTTTGGTTGCCGAGGCAAGACCGCCGAAATCCAGATCGATAACCAGTTCGCGGGTGAAATCGAAACGTCCGCTTATCCCCGGCATCAGTGGCGATACCAGCGTGGCAGTCGCCGCCGGCCTCTCTGCGACCGCGCCAGGCTGATAGCCCTCCGTGGTTGCCGACGATGCAATGAAGCACCGCCGCCAGGGTCTGGCAAAAACCGCAATCCGCGCGAAATCCTCCGAAGCGCCGGCCCTGTCGCGTGCTAGATCCAGAAACATGACACGCGGAGAGAAACCTTCGGAGGGCATGTTGTCCGGGCTATGCCATCGGTCTGTCACTCTTGCGACATTGCCTGCACCGGGCGAAAACGACCGTGCCTCAACCCTGATCGTGTCAGCAAGTTCAAGCCTGGTCACCATGAAACGTCCGGCGGGGCCATCCTTGAGATCAAAAACGTCGCCGATTTCCACACTGCGTTCCTGCGGCGACAGGTCCAGCTGAAGCGTGCGCACCGCGATCCGGCTTTCGCGCAACAGTGCCGACGCACGTTCGATCGCCGTCGCCTCGGACAGAACCGTCGGCAGCCCGTATCGCAACACCCGGTCATTTGCAGCAACAGCGCGGCTTGATCGTGCGCTTGCCTGCTCGTAACGGGTTGCCGGGTCCAGATAGGTCACGGTGGCTTCACCCGCCAGATCGCTGTCATGCAGGCGCGTTTCCCGCCACAGACCGGCCGCTTCATCGGGCTCTGCGAGGATTTCGATCTGCCGCGACGGCAGGCTTGCGCGCTGGCGCGAGCGAAACACCAGGCCGCCAGCGGTTTCAATGCAGTCGGCCAGATAGAGCGAAAGCAGCGGCTCGATCAGATCGCGCGCCGCATCGATATCGGCTTGCTGATATCCGACCAGATCGCCGCTCAGCAAACGGGTATCGCAGTCATGAAAGCCGTGATCGGCAAGCAGCGTGCGCACCGTGTCGGCAAGCGTCGTTGCCCCCAGCCTGCCGTTCAGCCAGTGCCCGGCCGTCCAGTTGTCACCATCGCTCCACAATTCGCTATTTTGCGGAAAGGCGGGATAAGGCCGGATATCCCAGCACCACAGAAAGATATGGTCGGGATCAACCATGCCCGCGGGGGCCTGTGCACCGGCCCACCAGTCAAGATGGGTTTCCAGAAAACGGCGCTGTTCGTCATCCGAACGTCTGCCTTTTGAAAAATACGGATAGGCGGACTCCGCCGATTTCGGATCGGCAAACACATTCGGCTGGCCGCTGCCCTTGTCGACGGCCGGGCAACCGAGTTCGGTAAACCAGATCGGCTTGGCCATCGGCGTCCAGGAAGACGGTGTTGTCGCCTCGCTGCCGCCGATCCGGTTGTAGTGCAGATTGGTCCACCAGCCTTCGAGGTCCTTGTAGCGATAGACCCATGGCTTGCCGACCAGCCCGTCGGTGATCGGGCTTCGGACACGCATCCGCCGGTCGGCGTCGCTGGCATAATACCAGTCAAAGCCCTCACCGGCCGCAATCTGGCCCTCCAGCCCGGTCGGATCGGTCGCAGTCCGGAAACCATCCGGGTTATCGGCGGCAAGATCGTCATCGCGCCAGTCGGAAAGCGGCATGTAATTGTCGATGCCGATGGCGGTGATATCCGGACTTGCCCAAAGCGCATCGAGATTGAAATAGACATCGCCGCTGCCATCGGCAGGGTGATAGCCGAAATATTCGCTCCAGTCGGCACCATAGGTCAGCGCCGTTTCCGGCCCCAGAATACCCCGCACATCAGCGGCAAGCTCAACCAGCCCTTCAACAAAAGGAAAGGCGTCGTTCTGGTCGCGAATCGCGGTCAGGCCGCGCAGTTCCGAGCCGATGATGAAACCATCGACACCACCGCTTGCTGCCGCCAGGTGTGCATAGTGCAAGATGAGGCGCCTGTAGCCGGCATCGGAACCGGCAAAGCTGACGCCATCGTCCCCCGGTGTAAAATCATGCGGCTCGGCCGTGCCCAGAAAGGCCTCGACATCGGCCCGCGCATCGGCCGTACGGTCCGTTGTCTCCGGTTGTCCGGCTGCGGGGTGACAGGTGATGCGTCAGCGCCAGGGATAGACCGCCTGTTGCGCGCCGCCGTAAGGGTCGGGCAGACCGTTTTCCTCGGGCACATCCATCATGATGAAAGGGTAGAGAAACACCTTCAGGCCCCGTGCCCTGAGATCGCCGATCGCCGCCATCAGCCCCGCATCGTTGGGCGTGCCGCCATAGGCCGGGCCACCCTCATGGGTGCTCACCACATAGGCCTCGTCGCGAACGATCCCCGAAACCCGCCAGGGCGTGCTTTCTGCAGCCCGATGCGGTGTTTCCACCCCTGGACGGATCTTGCACGCTCCGGCCCTCAGATCCGATCCGAACCAGGTAACCACCAGCGCGACGCGCTCCAGATTGGGGCAGAGCGCCATCAGTTCGTCAAAGGAGGCTTCCCAGTCCGTTGTCCGCACAAGCGTGTTGCGGTTCATAATCCGCTGCTGGCCGCTGCCGAGCGATTCCGTCACCGGAAACGGACAAAGTCCGTGCTCGGTCGCGCCCGGAATGATGGCAACGGCCTTCACCTGGTTTTCCAGCGCACCGGTGGGCCTCAGCACTTCGAACTGAAAAACCGGAATCCGGTTCCCGAACGTATCAAGCGGCAGACGTTCGAAGACGACATAGCTCAGCCCGCGATAGGCCGGCGCGTTGCCCGTTCCCTGCTTGGCCTCGATCAGAGGGTCCGGCAACTGATTGTCATCGCCGGCATAAAAGCGCATTTCGATCGTGGTAAGATCCAGCTCACGCCCGTCCGCCCAGACCCGCCGGATCGCGGCAACAGGTCCTTCGCAGATCCCGAAGGCGAAATTGCCAAAATAGAAAAAGCTTTCGACCGTCGGGCCGGCGGCTGCCTTGCCGCCGGTCCGTTCCTCGACCACTTCCTCCTCAAAGCGCGTCGCCCAGATCAGCGTGCCGCCGATCCGCGATGTGCCGTAGACGCGCGGTATCGCAGCGCCTTCCTCGGCTCCGCCCATACGGGCTGTTGGCAGGTGCCGCCCGCTGACCCTGCGCCCGCCGGGAAACAACGAATTGTCGACGGCAGCGCCAGCCAGTGCCCCCAGCGCCCGCCCGGCAACTGCGCCGAAGGGCCCGAAAACACTGCCGATCACGGCGCCTGCCGCCTGAAACACGATTGTCGCCATTGCCAGAACCTCGATCAGGAAACGGGCCGCGCCACGCCTGAGGCAGAGAGGGCCGGTCTCTTTTTGTGTATTTGAAGAATTGCGAACGCAGGCTGCGTCAGTCCGTGCCGGACCGCACGGGCGGAAAATCGGGAAACCGGTAGACACCGGCAATCCGTCGCCGCCATCCGGGAACGAGTGACGAGCGGATCACCCCCGCCTGCTCGTAGGCGTGGATGAACTGATCATCTGCGCTAAGTATCCCGGCATGTTTGGCGGCAAACTGCGCGCGCCAGCGAAACAGCAGGATATCCCCGGGGGCCATCTGTTCGAGAGCGATCGCCGTACCGCAATAACGGGCAGCGGCGTCCAGCAGCCGTTCCCGGCCGGTGCGTTCGGCCCAGTCGGCAGCATAAGGCGCGCCAATGCCGGGAACTTCACCGTAAAGCCCGCCCCACACACCCCGAATAAGCCCGAGACAATCGCTACCGACACCAATCTCCGAAGCCTGGTGGCGATAGGGTGTCCCGATCCACTTTTCGGCCTCGGCGACGGCGCGTGCCCCCATCGTCGTCATTTGAAGATCGGGCTTCCGTCATGCGTGCTTTCGCCATTCACATAGGAATAGCCGAAATCGGCACCGGGCATGTGCGGAAAGCCGCGAAAATTGAGATGATTGGCGAACTTGTTGCGGCAGGTGGAAAATGCCTTGTCGCACCCCGCCATTAGGCGCACTTGATCTCCGGCCTGGGGCATGCTCTCAAGGGGCAACCACAGATCAATGCGCATACCGCCGGATGAAAGCGCGTTGGTTTCGATGTCGAAACGATGCCCGGCAAGATTGCCGCTTTCAAAGCTCAACACACCGTGGGCGAAAAACCCTTCGGAAAAATCGCCGCCTGCCGTCACCAAAATCCGGGTATCGGTTTCAACCGCGGCAACCGTTCCGGTCGTGAAGAAGCCGGGGCTTTGCGGGTTGAAGCCACAGGCAGCATCCCCGAACACGGCATCGCAACGCCGGGTGAAGCTGCGCCCCTGCGGCTGTGACAACCGATGGGTAATCGCCCGCAATTCAGCACTGAAGCCACCGCCTTCGCGCGAAACTTCGCCGACCTCGTAGACCTGCATGATCTGGTGCTGATCGGGCGTTTGCCAGTTCACAAGAAAGACCTCCACGCGCGCACCGTCATAGTCGCCAGCCGCCAGTGCTTCTTCCGTAATGGCATCATTGGAAAAACCGCCGACGACCTCATTGGTGCTGGCCGAAAGGCCATCCTCGGCCTCGAAGCCGGAGGATGAAAAACCGCTTGCCGCCAGAAAATGCGTCCCGGCAAAAACGAGATCGCGATCATGTTCGGTAAAGCCGAGAACGGTTCCGTTTTTCAGCACAAGCCGCCAGCAGTGGCAGACAGTGGTCGCGTCCTGCACAAGGTGCGCCTGCAGCGCCGCATTCATTGCTCTCATGGCATGATCTCCACCAGCGGCACAGATGGCACACTGCCCGCATTGAAGGCTTTCATATTGATGTCGATGCGGTCGATATCGAAGCGGACCGGCACATCGAAAACATATCCGGCGAATATCTCCGCTCCATCTGCCGGCACCGCTCCGGCATCGAAGGTGACGATCCCGGTCGTCGCATCGACAGAAAAATCCGTCTCCGGGCTCTCGATCCCGTCGACCGAAACCCGCACGGTTTCGGCCACCGGTTTTTCGATCGTCCGCACAAACGCGGCCGCACTGTCGCCATAGGTCTTGATCAGCTGAAACGCGGTCGTGGCGCCATCCCCTTGCCCGATCCGTTGGTCCGAGGGACCGGGTTCGGCCAGCGGCCCGCAGGACTTGAAGTCCACCGGGTCGCGAAAGCGGAAACCGTAAAGCTGACCGTTCCGCGCTTCGAAAAATGCCGTCAGTTCATACAAATCCGCAATCGAACGAACCGCGGAACCGGCATCATAGGAGCGCCTGGAATTGCGCCAGCGCTGGTTTCTGTTTTCCCGCCCGTTGGAAAGGCTGACAATATCGGTGCGTCGCACCGGCCCGCCGCTGACGGCAAGCGACAGCCGCAACGGAAAGCGCACGTCGTGAAAGCTCGTGCTCATGGTGCCCCCTCAGATATTGCGCTGACCGGAGCGCACGGCTCTGGCCAGCATCGCCGAGATCTGCCCCTGGCTCTTCTGGAAGCTCGCGGCATCCTGCGCCGTCACGTTGAAGACGATCTGCGGCCCGCCGCCGCCTGAAGCGGCAACGCCAAGCGCACCGTCGGAACCGCGCTTCAGCGGCAGGATTGCCTCGCTACCAGCCTCCCCCATCAGCCCGAGCCCGCCGCTCATCGGAAAATAGGTCGGCCGCGAAACCACACCGCCTGAAGCAAATGGCGTGATCCGGCCCGGCACCCCGCCATTGGCATGGGCAAACACCTGAACCAGCCCTTCGGCAAGATTACCGATCTGGCCGGAAATCGCATTTTCGAGCGGCTTCAGCGCCGAGTTCAGCGCCAGTTCGGAAAGCCGCCGCCCGAGGTCCCCCAGCACGGTCTGCAACCCCTTGCCGGAGAGCGTCGCATCCTTCAGCGCGCCGGTGATCGCCCTCGAAAACCGGTCGGACTGGGCCTCAAGGTCGCCCAGAACGTCATAAAGCGCACTCGCACCGCTCACGGCATCGGCATAATTATCGCTTGTATCAGGTTCCATCACCGTTCCTCGCTTGGTCGGGGTAACGCATCATCAGGTCTTCAAGGTTCGCCCGTGTCGGATAGGGCGCGACCGGCGCAAAAGCCCCCGTCATCGCCGTAAATTCGACCGGTGAAAGCGCCCAGAAATCGTCAGGTTGCAGCCGCAGCAGGCAAAGCCCCGTATGAAGCACCGACCGCCAGGGGAACGGTTCGGCGCCGGGAGGTTCGGGCGCTGCCGCTGCGGCTAGGAAGGGTCCGGCGTGTTTCCGTCCGTTTGCGGACGAACAGCCTCTCCTCCCGAAAAGGTCACGGTCAGAAGTTCACCGGCGAGCTTCGCATAGGCCGCCACGCCACCTTCCATGCTCATCGCCGCCACCTCGTCGTCGTCGATCGCATTGCCGCCACCGCGCAGCCCTGCGCCAATGATGGCAATCAGGTCGTGCGCTTTCAGCCGTCCGGAGCCCAGCCGCTTGCCAAGATCACCGAGACCATCGGCCGAAAACGCCGTCTCAAGCTCTGCCAGCGCGCCCAGCGTGAGGCACAGAATACGGCGTTCGCCGTCAATCACCGCCTCCACCTCACCGCGATAGCGGTTGGCACGGCCATGTGCATCGCTGCGTCTCATGCTCCGCCTCCAAAGCTGATCGCCCCGCGCGATTCAAGAGCGACTTCGAACTGCAGCTCGCCATTGTGCTGGCCGGAATATTCGAGTGATGTGAACTGGAACGGACCGGCAAGCGTGCCAAATCCCGGGATCACGATCTCCGCACTCACAAGCGCACCGCCAAAAAAGGCCGCACGCACCGTTTCATCGGACGCCGCATCCTTGAAAATACCACTCGCCGTCAGCGAGGCCCGCTGAATGCCCGCGCCGCCGAGAAGCTCGCGCCAGCGTCCCGCACTTTCCGAATCGGTGATATCCACCGTCTCCGCATTAAACGCGAGCCGCTTCGACCTGGGGCCGGCGACCGTCTCATAGGCACTTCCATTATGCAGCTTCAGCAGCAGATCCTTGGCCTTCTGGGCTGTCATCACACTCTCCGTTCAGAATTGGAAAAAGGGCCGGCTCATGCGGGTTCGGTGACGGCGCGAAACCGTATTTCGGCGAGGAAATAGCCTGTCCGCGTCACCCGTCGCACCCGCGTGGAGCGGTGCAGCAGATTGATCAGCGCAAACCCGGAAAGGCTCAGATCGCGGTCATGAAGCAACGCCTTCACCCGCGCCTCGATTGTCTGCAACGTCTTGCGACCATGCGCCTCCGACCAGATTTCAATGGTCAGAAAATGCTCGCTTCCGCTCTCCGTGGACGTTGAATAGTCGCGGGTCTCGCACTCTCCAAAGACAATGGCCGGCAATCGCGGCCGGCTGAGCAACCGGTCGAAAATCGCATCGGCGCCGATCAGTGACGACAGCGTCGTGTCGGAATTCAGCGTCCTGTGGATTGCGCCGAGCAGCGCGTTTTCAGCAGAACTCATGTCGCCACCTCCTCGCAACGGCAGACCGTATATCGTCCGGTCTCATGCGGGTCGCGCCAGCCGGCCAGTCTGAAAACCCGGCTGCCGCGCTGAAATCGCATGCCGGGCACGAGGTCAGCGCGCGCCCTCAGCCAGATTTCGTGGGTCACCCGAAAGGTCTCGCCATTGGCCTCTTCGCTGAAGGCAATCGATACGGGTTCGATCCGTGCCCAGGCTTTTGCGAAGGCCACATAGGTGATTGTTGCACCGCCCTGCCCGTCAGAGGTGGCCTCAGGCGTCATCAAATCGAGACGCGCGGAAAATGCGCCGGGGTCGAGTGTCAGCATCAAAGCCTCCAGGCTTTCAGCGGCGCAATCAGCCGGTCATAACCATCCGGCGCACCGGCAGGCTGCTGCTCGGCGCTGACGACCCCGCGAAAGACAAACATGTGGGCGACGTGGCGCAGGATCGCCTGCCTGGCGACCTCCGGCACATCCGCCGCGGCTCCGAACCCGGCCGTAAAATCAACCTCGATCCCGTTCACGCCCGCACACCGTCCGGCAAGCGCCGGCAGATAGAACCGCGCCGGCCGCGCCCGGCCATCCAGCCGCGCACGATCAAGCGAAACAACGGACGGCGTACCGCCGCCATCGTAGACCGTGACGGCCTCGACCGATTGCACCGGTCCGCGCGCAAGCGACACCATCCCGCTTGACGGCCAGTCATCACGGCACAGCCGCCATTGCTGGGTCACCAGCGAAAGGCCGCTGATCGTCTCCAGATAGTCCCGTGCCGTGGTGATCAGATCGCCCAACAGTGAGTCCTCGTCACCATTGTCCAGTCGCAGAAAATCCCTGGCCTCGGAGACCGTCACCGGTTCTTCCGCTGCCGGCGTGATCAGGGCATAACTCATCGCAATCGTGTCCTTGTGCCATCAAAAAACCCCGGCAGAACCTGCCGGGGTGCAGTTTGTTGTCAAAGCCAGCGACGTGAATGTGCGGGTCGCACCCGGCTTTCCCAACGGGGTCATGCTCGGACTTGATCCGAGCATTCATTACGCTCAAGCCATTGAACATAAATTGTTTTCAGGCGCGCTTCATATCGCCATGGATCCTCCGGTCGAGCCGGAGGATGACGCCGAGGCGAGTGGCAGGTTTGTCAACAACCCTGCCCTTGGTAGAGGCTGCTTCGTTTCCGTTCCGCCGCTTACGCTTCGCCGAACTTCACCAGCTTGATCGCCTCGAAGTTCTGCACCCCGCCGCCGACGCGCTTGGTGGTGTAGAACAGCACGTAAGGTTTGGCCGAATAGGGATCGCGCAGCACCCGCACACCGGCGCGGTCGACAACCAGATAACCGGCGGCGAAATCACCAAAGGCGATCGACATGCTGTCGGTCCCGACATCCGGCATGTCCTCCGCTTCGGTCACCGGAAAGCCCATCAGCGAGGCCGGCTGGCCAAGACTTGCCGGCGGCTGCCAGAGGTAATTGCCGTCATCGTCCTTGAACTTGCGGATCGCCCCTTGCGTCTTCCGGTTCATCACGAAATTTGCGTTCTGGCGGTGCGCCGCCTTCAGCGCATAGATCGTCTCGATCAGCGTATCGGAAGGATCGGCCGCCTTGAAATCGCCGTCGACGCCGGTGGCGATATAGCCGATCATATCCCACTCCCAGGCACTGTCGGCCACGGTGGTGTAGCTCAGGAACCCCTTGGGCGTATTCACCGTGTTGCCGCCGACAAAGGCCGCACCTTCCTGCTCGGCAAAGGCGATGTCGATTTCCGAAGAGATCCAGCTTTCGACATCGACAGCCGCATCGTCGAGCAGCGAGGCGCTTGCCGCCGGCATGGCGTAGAGCTCCATCGTCGGGAAGGTCAGCTCGGAGATATCCGGCGTTGCCGTCTGGTCGCGGTCGGCAATCTCGCCGACCCAGCCGGCCGTGAAACCCGAGGCGATGAACGGCTTCTTCAGTACCGCGCCAGAAACCTGGCGCACCGTTGCCAGCCGGCGGATCGGCGAGACGGCAGAAAGCCTGCGGCCGATTTCCGTGTCGGTCTCATCCGGCACCAGATAACCGCCATCGCTTTCCGTGGTGGAAATCGCCTTGGCCTCAAGCGCACGCAATCCATGCTCGTCGCCACGGCGGATATAATTCTCGAACGCCGCCTTGTGTTCGCTCGCCGCAAGGCTTGTGCCGCGGCCAAGCGCCGGACGCGCCTTCTTCAGCTGGATTTCCTCAAGCTGGCGGGCCTGTGCATCCATGGCACGGTTGATGCGGTCGACCTTTTCGCGGGTCACCACATCCTCGCCCATCTTGCTCTCGATTTCGCCGAGCCGGCGGTCATTGGCATCCTTGAAGCTCTCGAAGCTCGACATGAACGCCTCGAACGCCTCCGAAATGCTCGCGGGCGCACTCTTGATCTCGGGCGCCGCTTTGATCTTCATATCTGTCACGATGAATTCCTCTCAGTGATTGAAAAGGTCAGGACGACATCAATCGGCGTGCACGGTTCAAAAGCCCGAGCAGCCGTTCGTCGTCGGTCTCGTCGCCGCCGGCCGCATCCCGCCCGCCGACCAGCGCGTCATAGCCGCCGGACAGAAGCCGGCGCGCCGCCTTTCGGCTCAGGCCGGCATCCCGCGTCAGCCATCGCTCGAATTCCCTGATGGTGGGAAATGCGTCACCGGCCTGCTTCACGCTGGCAATGCGTGCCGATGGCAGCATCGGAAAGGTGACGATTGAAATTTCCCAGAGATCCGCTTCCAGCACCCGGCGCACCCCGGTTTTCGCATCGGTCTTGGCGCGCACGGTCTGGAACCCGATGGAAAGTCCGTCGAGACCGCCGGATTTCATCAGCGCATGCACCTCGCGGGCCCGCGCCACATCGGCAGAGAGCACACCCTCGACATAAAGCCCGCGCCCGTCCTCGCGGATCTTGCGCCAGGCGCCGATCGGCTCGGACGGATCGTGCTGAAACAGCATCCGCACCCCTTCGGCCCCACGTTTTTGCAGCGAGCGCGAAAACGCGCCGCGCTCGATCATGTCCTTGCCGAGATCGATCTCGCCAAACAGGCTGGCATAGCCGGAAAACGAGCCGTCGCCGGCAAGGTCCGTCAGCGACAGATCGGCATATTTCAGTTCATCGGCCAGCATGGTTTTCCCGCCCATATCCGCTCCTGTTTCAGGATTTTTGTTGCTCATGCTCAGTACCCCACGGCCTCGCGCTTCTCTTCATCGGTGAGGAAAGCGGCCGCAGAGACGCGGGCCCACAGTGCATCGCGTTCGGCAGCAAGGGCCGGCACCTGATCGAGGTCGGGTTCAAGCTTCAGCCCCTCGCCGTAAACCGGCTCCAGCCAGGCCGTCAGCGAGGCGGCGGTGCGGGCAATCAGCGGCAGTACGGTCAGCCGGTAGAAGGCGCGGTTGGCCTCCTGATAGTTGGAATAGGTGTTGTCACCGGGAATGCCGAGCATCATCGGCGGCACGCCGATGGCAAGCGCGATATCACGGGCCGCCCCATTGCGCGCCTCGGTGAAATCCATATCGCGCGGCGTCAGCCCCATCGCCTTCCAGTCCAGCCCGCCCTCCAGAAGCAGCGGCCGCCCGGCCTTCACCGGGCCGCTATAGCCCTCTTCCAGCTCCTGCTTCAGCCGCTCATACTGTTCCTCGGTCAGGTTGCCGCCATCCTTCGGCTGATAGACCAGTGCGCCGGACGGGCGGGCCGAATTGTCGAGCAGCGCCTTGTTCCAGACCGATGCCGCATTGTGCAGGTCGAGCGCCCGCTGGGCGGCGGCCAGCGGTGAAAATCCCGTCTGGTCGTCGAGCGGATGAAACAGCCGCATATGAAGCAGGCTCAAGCCATCCCCTTCGGCGGCAAACCGGCTTACATGATTGCCGGTGCGATATTCATAAGCCTCCGGCCAGCCGTCACGCCCCTCGATGACGCGGATACGGTCGGGCCGCAGAAGATGCAATTCGCGCAAATCCTCGCCCAGAACGATCGGCTCGACATAGGCATTGCCCGAAAGCAGCAACGCCCCGAACAGGGCTTCGAGAAAATCCGCCCCGCACATGCGCCGGTTCGGCCGTTTCAAAAGCGAAAGCAGCGGGTGGTCGGCGACAAGCGTGCCGTTTTCGAACAATTGCCAGGGCATGTTGCCTGCCGCCTCGGCGATCAGCCTGACAGCCCGATGGGCGACCGGGTTTTTCATGAACCCCTCGCGGGCAAGGGCGGTGTAAGAGCGGCCGGACCAGCGCGCCTCACCGCTCAGCGCCAGCGCGGAAACCATTGTCGCCGCCTTTTTATCGGACACGCGGGCAGCGTCGGCCGGGCGCCTGCCCGGCAGATGAAAGGGCAT